TGCCGTTATCTTTCAATGATGACATCAGAAATAGTTATGCTTTCCATGAAATAGCCATGCTTTACACATCGAACCATAACGCTTGTTGATATATGCAATCGTTGCATCAATTTGTCTATAGCCGTCAAGGTTGCGATACCACTTACTGCGCATTTGGCCTAGACCATAGTGCGAACCATTGCGAGCTGATACATCCCATGTGCGATTTTCTTTTGTGATGATGGCCTTGAAGCACTCATATTCTTTATCGTTAATGATCCTTGAATGTGCATAAATCTTGTAGTAATCACTAGCTGCTGCTTGTGCGGGTTGCATCTGTAAAGATAGCGAGCCTATGCATAGGCATAGCACTCCCCGAACCACCCAGCCTCGCAGCGAGCTACCAGCGCACACGCGCTCGCTTGCGGAGCTGGATGGTAGCAAGCCTGTCAAGCGATATGAGTTATCCACAGAATTTTGAGCGTGGTCTCGGCGTGTTGTCCACAGGTTATCCACAGGCATCATTGATGTCCCCACCCGTCACCCTTGAAGTGAATAGGTGTTGCTGAATAGACCCGTTGCATGATGATTGTGCAGTTATCACAATTTGGAATTGGATAGATGTCGGTTATGCCAGCACTTACCATTTTTGTTTGACCACACATCTCACATCGAAATTCATAGATTGCCACTGTACGCAGTCTCCTTATCCAGTAGTGCCACGCCCATGACTCCACAGCTATTGCATTGAATAACTTCCACATAAGGTGGCAGCGTATCGACAACCTTGCGAATTGTGTGCGTTGTCAGCTTCTTTTCGACCCTGCAATCATATTTGATTTGCATAGATACTCCTTGAAAAGTTGGCCATTGGATGCAGATCGTGCTGCCCAATCCACCAAGTTCCATCGCTGCGTTGATGGCTTGGCCGCCTTGCTATCGCTACCGGTATCCAGCCGCAGACATAATATTTTGGCATTGTGCCCGTTACCAATATGGCGATGTCCTCTTTGCGATCCAATTCGGTGAGGATTAATGAGCCATCTTGCCACTTTGTCCATTTGACTTCGATGTTGTTGCCCACATCAGCACCTTGCTTAAAATTAAGGTTATCGATGTCAATGGGCTTTCGGAAGTATTTGGCCACAGCTACTTCAGCGCCTAGCGCTTCGCTTTGTTGCACGACAAAAGCTGGGAAGTTGAGTCGCTCTCTGTCATGCTGATAATTCCGCTTGGCAGTCACGCCTTCCCATTGCGGGATGTAGTTTATCGCTCGCTTTAGTCCCGCAGCTGTAACTGCAACCTGCGTGGCGTTATCAAAGTTGATGGGGATCATTTTTTGCACTCCGCACAGAACCACAGCAGCTTCTCACCGGCATTTTGTAAGTAATGGCCATGCTCCAATGGCTTCCACTTCTCGCAGTTGTCGCACCAGTCAATTTGGATGCCGCGCATCTCATTGATGACTGTGCCATCGACTAGATATGTCGTTGATGATCCATCTGGGCGTTGAATGAATAAATCACCCATTTTTTTGCGCCTTTATTTCAGGGAATCGCTTTTGGTATTGGCAGTTGTTGCAGACAAAGACAATGCCACCATCAGGCCGTAACCATTCATTGACATGGGTGAAGGCGTCGCAATAATCGCAATTTTCAATGCCAGCAAATGACTGGAATTTGTAATCCTCGAATGGGTTGAGGCCGCCACTCATAGTCGCACCCGCCACTTTCCGTCACTTTCCAAGCGATACCAGATGGCTGGGCATTGGTTGGCTTTGATGCGCTCCACGCAGACATAGCCGCGATATGGTTTGCCATTTTTATCGCCTTCTTTCAACACCATATGGCCATGTTTGCAAATGGGTGACTCAGAATCTAGCTGACCGCCTAGCTGACTTTTGATGGTTTCAACGGCTTCAGCTGTTGTTGTAAATCCATCCTCCTTAAGTGGCGTTGCCCAAATGTCATCGCTGACAAATGATGCCGGCATGGTTTCTACTTGCTCCATGCTCTCCTTAGGGGGCTTGGTTTCTGACCCTAAGATCACGCTGCAACAGCGCCCAATCGCACTGCTGACTGTGTCCTCGATATACCAGCGTTTCATTTGTGGGTTGTATGCAGACACCATGCCATGTGCATAATCGATAGCTGCTGGCTGCTCATCCTCATAATGACGATAGATTCGACATTCAATGAGAATGTAACCCTTCTCAGGATTCCAATCGATGATCGATGTGTGGATTTTGTTTGTTGGATATGTGGCATGAAGGCGCTGAACCTTTTGATTTACAGTTTCGTAATTGTCCAAAAATCCCATTAGCGATTCACCGCCTTATTGAGTGCTTGGCCTCTGCGATAGCCAATCGCCTTGCCCTCTTTATAACCATCGCTTCGACCGACATAATAGCCACAAGTCAAAAAGAAAATGTGGGTGATTAGCAAGATTAATTGCAGAACTGTCATTTTTTGCTCCCGTTAGGGAACTACTGTGCTTCGCTCCCTGCCCTAAGAGTGAGGCAATGGGCAGACATGGTCAAGAATCCCGCGTATCTGTCGGCGTGTCGGCTCGCTTTTCGGGCTTATCTTTCAAGCCATTTGATGCCAATACCGATCCCAGCGCTCCGGTAAGAAACACAGTCAAGGTTGTAAGTAGTTCGATAAAGGCTCGATCGTTGGGCGCTTGTGCCCCGATTGGCTGGGTAACAAATATCAATGCATACAACATTCCAAGTACCGACATGGCAAATACCAGCGCAAGGCATATGCCGATGAATACGATGAGGCGGGCTTTGAGCTGTTCATTGGTTAATCTAGGGCGTTTTTGTCGCACTGTAAGCATCTCCATATAAGTCTTGAGTGCAGACTCCCGTAGCAACACACTCCGGCGGATTACATTCAGGCTTTTGCCAATTTTCGTATTCTTGGCAGGGATACCTGACCCATCCATCATATTTACCACAGCCAGACAGCCCTACAGAAAGGCATAAGATTAGGGCTGCCCAGCGTGATTTTCGGGTCACTTCCCCTTGACACCGAAAGCTGAATCGTTGGGATTTAACCAGCGCAAAATAACCGGCAATACAGCTGCGACACCAGCTGATGCGATTGCTTTTGGATCAGTTACCCCAGCCAAATAAACTGCGATTGCAGCTGCTAAAAATGATCGTGCCCATGATGCGAGCATTGCTTTGGCGTTTTTCATTTCTTTGTCTCCTTCTTGAATTTGGATTTCTTTGGAGAAGCCTTAGCTGCTTCGATGATTGGGTATTCACCCTTATATGGCACATATTTTGGCCGACCATAGCCCACGATCTCTTTGCCATCTGTGCGCTGCTTGACCATGACCATGCCGCCATTGCGTTGATCGCCTGTGCCGGATGTGTTGCCTTCGATGGTCGTAATGGTTGAGCCATCGATGCCCACGACTATCCCGACATGACTGATGCGATCTACGCCATCATGCGGGAAGTCCATAAAGGCTAAATCGCCCAGTTCAGGCTTTGTGTGCCAGCGTGCAATTTCTTTGAATTTATGAGCGCCCACAGCTGTGCCAACGACCGAATGAACCTTGACACCAGCTTGTGCTAATACCCAATTACAGAATGAGCCGCACCAAGCCAGCCCGTTGGCTTTTGTGAATTCGCCATATTTGGTCAAGTTATCCGGTACTTCGACATAACCAACCTCGCCATGTGCGATGTCGATTGCAAGTGCTGCTGTGCCTAGAGGATATGTCATGACAATAGTAATTTAACATCATCAATGGTTATGCCTAAACGATCCAAAATTGCTTGCTTTGCCGCAGCTGCTTCAGCTTCTTGCTTGGCTTTCCATGCCGGATAAGCTGCAAATCCATCAGTAAATTCTTTTTTTGTGATTTTGACAGATTCATCGACCCATGTTATTCCTTCATATTGATCGCCTGAAATAATCCAGCCGCCTTGCGGAATAAGCATTGACAAAACTTCTCCACCATTAATCATTATGCACCTATTTCCATTACAACTATTGTTGAGGTTGAGTTATCTTTTTGCACATATACTGTCGCAGATGCGTTTGTATTCTTAAAAGTTGTTTTGTAAGTAGTGGATGAAGTTGTCGCTGGTGAGTCCAAATATCCATAAGAGATTGAACCGATGTTTAAGTCTAATAATGTACCGGTAAATAAGCCTCTTGATAAAGCCAAAGAGGTCGCACCACGATAGAGTTTCAGCTCGATTTCATTGTTCACATTGCCAGCGGTTTTGTAAATCGATGATTGATTGACCAAAACCAAAACTTTACTAGTTGATGCTGTTGGCGTGATGCTCACTGTCAGACCAGTATCTGCTTCGGTTGTTGTTGAATTTGATGTGGATGTTGCGTATGTGGCTCCAACGACTTGCAACACTTTTCCACCACCAGCGGCAGCCGCCCATTTCAAGCCAGTCGCAGTTGTTGAATCGGCAGTTAAAACTTGTCCATTTGTGCCAACTGCTAATCTTGCCGGCGTATCAGCTGCTGTTGCAGTAATCAAATCGCCTTTGGCATCAAGAATTGTTAATGGATCAACTGCAACCCAAGTAAAATCCATATCAGTGTTACTATTTTTGGATAACACTTGGCCAGTTGTGCCACCTTTGAGATCAACCATTGATGTGTCAATGTTGTTGCCAAGTGTGCGCATTGCAGCTGCGCCATCCTTGACCAAATCTGTATCGGATGGAATAGTCCATCCAAAGTTGGTTGTGGTCGTTGCCATATATGCTCCTTATGCCACGATTGTGGCTTCATTCCAGTCCAGTGTAGTGCTTAAGGTGTTCCAAGTCTCACTGACACTCACATCATCCCATTGCATCGATTGCAAACTGAAGGCAGTAGGTGAGACATTCAGTGTGAGATCAAGGCGGTTGTAACCAGCCCTGAAAGTCCAGCCCTCGACAAATCCTTGAAAGCGACCATTGACCATATTGGTCGGCAAATCTGTTATGTCAATCGGTAAGCCCATAAATACGCCAATGAGCGCATTGCGGTCGCTGTCATCAATTTCAGGATTGCCTAAGCTGAAAGTAATTGAATCAAAGACATCTTGCGGCCATGCGCGAATCCCTAGATAAAAATTGGCTTGTGTTGTGGCATCAGCTGAATTGTGTAGTGTAGTTGTAATGACTTCACCTTGTTGGCCATATTGCTCGATTGATGTTGCATCCACCGCTGAATTTGTACCGGATCGCCACACGATTGACACGCTATTGCGCAAGTCTCCTAGACGGCGAATGGTGCGAATCCCTTGAGTTAATGCTTGGTTACCGGTCACGCTGGTATAGCCATTTGTAGCAAGGTATTGGCTGCGATGGGTGCTGTCGGCGTAGCCGATGCGACCTTCGGCATCCTCATAAAGATAGCCAAGCCCCGATGTGGCCAATCCGCTTACTAGCGAATACATATCGGTTACTGAAGCTGTGCGAGCCATCAGCTCATAATCTCCAGGTGTATCAATCTCACCAAGTCCAGAACTCTCAGCATTTGCCCATGTAGTTGTGGCGTTATATGTATTCCATTGAGTAGCTGCTGGAACTTCAGTCCAACTATTAGATAGCGCGCCCGAAAGCAACGAATAAATCTGATTCCCGTCATAATCTTTTGATAGCACGCCATCGGTCAAAATCTTTGGTAACTTAGACAATGCACCAAGAGCAGTGATCCTAATTGCTTCATTGATGCCGCCTGTGCCGCTGGTTGTTACCTCGACCATTGAATCGGTAATGAAGCCCCCAAATATAGGCACATAAACATTTGATGAATTGCGCACCTTGATTGTAAGTCCGTCATTGACATCGATGGTGATTGGTGTGAGCGACAAATTGATGATTTCAATGGTGGCATATCCAGCACGCGGTTGGCTGTAAATATCGGTACGGCCTGAAACTATCGTCAAATTGGCCAGCGTTAAATCGGTATAATCGACCCCATTAATTGTCAGCTGCCAAGCTGGTGTCCATTGGGTCATAGAACTAGCGCGGCAGCCCCTAGCGCGCCCCTGCCGTATGAGCGATTCAATACATCAACGACTGTGCGCGCAACGCCTTCAGGATCGCCAGCCACGCCGATATTGATTGTTGGTGCAACTGTCACCATGCCGCTGAGTGGGTTGTACGGCGTAGTTGATGCTTGGCCAGTTAAAGGATTGTAAGTCATTGTTGGCGATGCATAACTGGAAGCTGCGGCAGCTGCGGAACTGCCCGATGCGGCAGCTGATGAAATGCCACCGCCACCGCCACCACCTGAAATTGATGGAGCGCTGATCGATGGCGTTGAAATCTTAGGCGCAGATGTTGTTGGAACACTTGGCACTGTCACGCTTGGCACGCTAGTGACTGGGATAGTTGGGATGTTTGGAAGCACTGGGATTGAGTTATATGCGCGAATAAGCACATTGATTCCCTTGACTGCTGTTTCCACGACATCTGCAATAAAAC